CGCGGTAACTATCGGGACTTTCCGCACCGAGAAGGCTAATCCGAGCGCCCGTAGGCAGATCGCACCGCAGTTCAGTCTCGTGAAACTTCACATTCGGTATGCCACCTGCAAAATGTTTTATATAATCCCAAGCTACATTCTTCGCCTGACGATAGGTGGGTGCCATATAGGCATAGCGGGGGTTCTGTTTCTGAGAAAGCAACGCATGCCGCAAGATATGATTGATCGCCCAAACCGTCTTGCCAAACCGACGATGACACACCACAACGCCCCAACGCTTCTCCTGCATCTCGTTATGCAACGACATCTGCAACGGTCTAGGCTCATATGGTATCTCAATGTGCGTCAATGCTCTGTGACCTCTTTCTGATTTTCGTAAATCAGTATCCCATGTCTCTCCAAGATAGCCTCATACAAATCAATAAGCAACACTGCACACTCTAGCTGCTTTGACACCGAGGCTGAGGTGAGGATGCCGTGGCGTAAGGCTTCTAAGTGGTTGAGCATTGCGTGTTGCTCGGTTGTTAGGCTGTCAGACAAAACGTATACTCCAGTCGGGTGATATACGTGGTAGAAAGTGGCGGCGATTGTCAGGGGGGGTGGGGGTGCGGTATTCGCAAAATGCATGGCCTAACCACAGTCGTATAACAGCTATTATGTTAAAACTTTTGTAATCCATTGATATTGCTACATAAAATATCAGACGGAGCCATGCATCAAACGCAAACCACAAGATGTAGTGGTTGCCACCCTGCCGAGGCCGCTCGATCTGCCCCGATGCCGAGGTGATCCAGCCGCCTGCTTCACGCGCGTAGCTGTCAACGTCAGGATGTGTAATATACACATGATTTTGCATCAGTGCTTTGTCGCCTGCTTGTCGTCGTCTTGCTCTTCATCAACGACAGGATTGAACGCAACATCACCACCAGCCCAACTGATTGTAAACGTCTGAGCCTGTGGTTGATCCTCTTTCTTGTCACGCACACCCCAAGGCATGTTACGTGCTAGCGTCCACTTCAAGCTGTCGATCTCAAGCCTGCGCCGCTGCACCTCTGCATTCGCCAACCTGTTGTCCTCGAACTTAGGCAACGGGTCTTGCGCCAGCTTAATGATCTGGTCTGTGTGGTACTCACTCTGCATCACACGACCACGACGATATATCTCGTACAGCTCGTCATCACGCAGCACAGCTTGCATCACGCCTTGGTACGTTGGCATGCTGTCTGACTTCAGTATGTCCTTGAGTGTTTCACCTACAGCCAACCTGTCTGCAATCTTGTGCATCAGGTCTGCGTCAATCTTTACAGGTTTCTTAGCCATGTTAGTCCTCAATGTTTTTTGGAAGTGTACTCAGAAAAAAGGCCCAGCGCAATGCTGGGCCAGTTCAGTGAGGCAGAAAGAACAAAGGGAAATGGGTTAAGCTTTGTTCTATCAAGTACCAGTAAGGTATCAGAAGGGAATAGGATCATCAAATGTTTTTCCTGTTATGTTGACGACTTCGGCACCTGGAAAGCTTTTCTTAGCCGCCTGCTCGAACTCCTCAATCTTACTTTCTTGCCAGAACTGATACGCCAACGCCACCTCACGCATCGTGAGCAGCTCAAGCTCGGGCCGCTGCTCCTTTATCGTGCGCCACGATCTACCGTCCCTCATGATGCCGTAAACCTTTCCGTTGACCTCTATCTCCCAAACGTCCGTAGACGCTCTCTGCGCCCCCACACGTTCGGCCTCAGCATCCATCGCTTGCATACCTCTTACGACAACCTCAGCTCTCTTCTTACATTCCTCTGGATCGCCTGCCTCAACAGCCGCATTCATCTTTGCCACTGCACTGCCATACTTTTGCGACATCGAGATACTGACCAGCTCGGGCAGCACATCAATCCCCCACTTTTTGTCCATCTCGATTGCCATACGATCTACGGGTGCCAAAGCATAATCGCACAAGATGGCATCTTTGGACTGACTGCCATGCAATATTCTATCCGACTTCTTTTGTCTTGTTTGCCTGCCAGGTTTCTTCATCTGCCCCAATTTCTCCACAGTTAAATCTCCACACTTGCACTAAGTCCACATTCCACCACAGTAGTATGTCATATACATACAACTACTGTGGTGGAAGGTTTTGTGGCCTCTTTTTCCACAGTTCCACAGTTCTTCCACAGTTATTGGAAAACAACTGTGGAACTGTGGAAGCTACCAAAATCATCCTGTACACTCCCCATCATCTGCCTGACAAAGGAATGCTTCGTCATCAAATATCCAATCGCCTTGGCGGCTGACAAAACTGCCGAGTTGTTCATAGTTTCTGCTCTTGTGAAACTGCCCACCTGTTTTGGCTTCCATATCTGCCCACCATTGCATTCTGTCTGGCTGCTCACGCCACATGGCGGCTAGTGTCGCCTCTGACTTTAGAAAGCAGCCATCACAGTTCCCGCCGCCTTTCATCACGCGCAGATCAAACTGCTGCGACTGCCAAAACTTGTTTACGTCCTGCACTGACACTTGCGCATCGTTCAGCGGAAACCAGTTTATCCATCTCTTGTCTTTTGACGGTTTTACTCTGTGTGCTTCGTCTGCTCGGATGCCGACTGTGTTTGTCCAGTGTTTCCAGCCTTGGCTGACGAGATAGCGTTTGATTGTTAGAACCTTCATCTGCTGCGTACAGAAACGCTGTGCTTGGTTCGGCAAGTATCTGTTCTTTGTAACGCTGTTGATGCATTCCTCAAACGGTTCACCGTTTCTGGCTGCTGAGTTGTGACTGACTACTTGAAGCTTTGGCTTTGCCTTTATGTACTCCAACCAAGTGATCGGCACATTCCATCTGTCAGAACATTCTTGCACAAAGTCAAGCGTTTCAGGCATTTCTCTGCCAGTGTTTGCGAATGTGACTTTGGCTGTGTTTGGCAGACCGCCGTTTGCTTCTAGTATTTGGTGCAGCATATATCCTGACGTTCTACCGCCTGAAAAGCTGATGAGCGTGTTGCCTTCTGGCAGTTTGTAATGATCCATTATACCTCGTCCCATTTGACCCAATCTCCGACAACCACGCACGGCACATCTCTGCCTGCTCTCTTGTCTGGCAACTCCTCGACCTTGAGATTGCCAGAGCTGACCCACTGATTTGCAATTGCCTTGGCCTTTGCTTTGTCTTTCGCCTTGTCTAAGTCTAGGTCAAGCTGTTCAGCGACTGCCTTGCCGACCCAGTTCCTTGCTCTGACATCTGCTCGGTATGCCTTGTCGTTGTCCACTGCTGCTCCGACTGCGCGTTGCACGGCAAGTAGGTCTTTGGCTGTCACGCCGTCGAATAAGTCTGGCAACTTAAACTCCGTGGCAACCCCGATATGCTCACCGTTGGCAATCTCCACTGACTGCATGCGCCTGTAGACTGCCTTGTCCGATGGCGGTGCCAGGTTTGCCTTGCCGTCATCAACTCTGAATATGCCGAGCGCTTCGTGTTCGTCTACACCGAGCGCCATTGCATCGTCAGGTGTTATTCTGTTGATGACCCTTGCTGCTCGTGCTGCCCCGATCAGGCTGCCAGCTCCGCGCACACTGTCGATTGTTGCATCGTCCCCGTTTGTTTTTCTGATGTGATGCACGAGCTGGACTGAGCTGTTTGTGTCTCTTGCGAGCTTGCGCAGCATGGCAACGACTGCTTGGATTGATCCGTTGTTGTTCTCGTTGACCAAATGAGCTGAGACAAACGGATCGAGAATGATTGCGCCGATGTTGTTTTGCTTCACAACTCTGATCATGGCTGCCAGCATGTCGTCGTTTGTAATCAGCCCGTCCCTGCCTTCTGCCGCGAGGGTGATCTGTATGGTGTCCTCACCATCCATAAACAGTCGGCCTTTGATTTCTTCTGGCGTGATGCCATAGTGCTGCATGGCGGCTATGGTGCGCATCTGCATTTCGGCGATTGGGTCTTCTAGGTTTATGACCCAGACGTTTGTTTGCTGCTTGACAGGAACACCAAGCAAGTCTCTGCCAGTTGCAATCGCCAGTGCTTCCACATTGATTAAGGAAGTTTTACCAATGCCCCCTGCCGAGGCTGTTACGCTGATGTACTTCCTGATGTAGTCGTAGCCGTACACCCACTCCCTGCGCGGCAGCGTGAGCGCGTCAAACATATCGTAAGGCGTGGGCCAAGATTGCCCTGCTTCCTCACTCAGTGCCTCGTTCTGCTGCTCTATGCGCTGCTGCACGGGGTCTGGCGGTGGTGTCCAACCTTTGTTTCTGGCACCGTCTATTGCCTTCTGCACTTCGTTGCGTGTGTCATCAACTGTGTATCCTGCCAGTGTGAAGCTATCTGTAATGGCGTGTATCTCTTCGTCAGACAGACCTTTGGTGACGTATGAGCCGACAAGGCGCACCATGTTGAGGTGCCAATCATCCCCTGCTAGTACGTTCTGCACAGCCATCTGCCGATCCATTGCCTGCTGCCCAAGGTCTATGTCTATTCCGCTAGCTGTCTTTACTTCGGCCTTTGGGAATACGCGCATGAGCTGCTCGAACTGCACGAGGTCACGATCAGTGCGGAACTCCGTGCGCATGGTGACGAGTTCAGGCACGTAGCCTTTGTCCTGCTTCTTTTTGTTAGGCCATGAGACTGTGCCTGCCACGCGCATGATCCTGCTTGGATTGATGACTGCTGGGTCTGTGTGCAGGCTTGCGGCGATTGCCTTTTGGACATCCCGCCATGCGTCCATGTTCTTTACTGGCTCTTCTAGCTGCCAGTATGCGTGGCCTCTGGCGAAAGGTGTTGTGCCTGTCTTGACTGACATTGTGAACTTTGGCCCTGCGAAAGACAGGATGTTTTCCATTGCGCCTTCAGTGTCTGCGTCTGCAAAGCAGTAGAATGCTGCCAAGATGTCTGTGTCTTTGGCGGCTTTGCCTGCTGGGATTGGCACAATTGGATCAACGGGGTTGATGCACATGTAGATGTTGGCCTTGGCGTTGTTCATTGCTTCGGCGTGATTGACTGCCTCGTCAATGTTTTTAAGGTCAAACCGTGCTGCATTTGTTGTGCCGCCTTGCGAGATAGATCGTATTTCAATGAGAGGCTGCCCAACCTCATTCCAATTTGCTGTAATTTGTGATATGAATTTCTTAATGATGTCGGACTTGGGAGCCATTTCCATTTTGTTTTCCATTTCCTGTTTCATTTGTTTCTCCCTGTGACTGCCGTGGCGATCCATACCGCCACGGCATTTTAGCTTAAAATTCCCAGCGAAACTTTAGTTGATCGCCATTGGGGTTAAACAATGACATGTCCTTAAAAGGGATGTCCTCTTGCATACGATAGACCCTTGCCCACAGTCGTGCCTCTTTCAGCGTTTCAAACTGATGTCTGTGTGTGCTGTTAAATGGGCCGTAGTTTGCAATCTCTATTGTGTACATCTTAGAACTCCATGTCTTCCTCAACGGCTGCTGGGGCTGCCTGTGGTGCGGGCGCAGGCTCGTCAGCAATACCTGCCGCAGCACCTTCCTTGAGGCAGTCGGGCTTGTCCACCCACTTGACGACTTCCAAGACAGGGTAGCATGTTGAGCCTTTTGTAAACTTTAGTTCTTTGGCTTCAATCATTTTAACCAGAGGCATCTGCCCTGCGCTTGGCTGTTCTTTCAGCTTGGCTGCCAGCTCTGTGAGTGCTGACCAGATTGCCGCGCCTGCTTGTTCCCAAACTGCGACCTTTCCACCACCTATTGCCACCTTTACGCTGATGCCTTTCTTCCAGTCATCGCCAGGCTTTGCCATCATTTGATTGACAGACGGGTTCCACTTCCACTCAGGTGCCACGCCTGCGATGCCGTCTGACTTCTGCCAGCCTGTCTTGAGGCTGTCGAGGTCTAAGACCATGCCGTTTGTCTGAGCTGTTGGGTATTCATCCTTTGCTGCGCCGTCACGCAGATAGAACTGCTTGGCGCGGATTGCTCCGTCCTGCGTTCCCCGTGCTGACCATCCCAAGAATGTGCTGATGTCGGAACCTGTGTTTCCTAAGTCTATTTCAAACATTGTTTTCTCCTGTGTTTACTTTTTTTGTTAGCCAAACGCGAACGCCGTTTTCAGTAGGGCGCAGAACAGACCTTCCACCATTGCGGTGAATAGATGCTGTAAATGATTTAGCCTGCGCGTAGTTACGAACTTCAACGCTGTCGCCGACTTGCATGTCATCGTACAGCATTTGCCACTTTCCTCTGCTTTTTGGCATTGGTACGTTTTTTTCTATTTCAAACATTGTTTTCTCCTTTGTTTGAGTTGTTGACGTTGTTGTGCGCGTGACCCTGCGCTGGGATGTCATGTACCGCCTTGATTGTTTGGCCTATGCGCATTGCAATCTGCGGCACGATAGCATTTCCTAATCCTCTAA